TTTGTTATAAATAAGTGCGGATGTCCGATAAAGGAATCCTACAATTACCTTGCTAAAATAACTAGGAGGTCAAAATGACTAAAAACGCAATAAAAGGTATGCATGTCCCACGCTCATTATTCCTTGGATTTGAGCATCTATTCGATGACTTAGAAAGAATCCACGGTGCTGGGCGTTCACAAGATAATTATCCACCACATAACATTGTGAAGATCGATGATGACAATTTCAACATCGAGCTTGCTGTTGCTGGTTTTTCAATGGATGAATTGGAACTAACAATCAAGGATGGTATCTTGGTAGTCAAGGGTAATCCTCTTGACGCAATTGATAGACATTATATCCATAAAGGTATATCGTCACGCAAATTCGAGAAGAGCTTCCGTATCTCAGAGTTTGTGGTAATTGATGGTGCCGACTTAAAGGACGGGATGCTCGTGGTTAATGCCAGAGTTGAAGTGCCCGAGGAGCGGAGACCCAGGAAGATCGAGATCAGATCTACTGGGCATCAGGAATAGTAACTTATTCCGAAGTGAACCAGTAGGTTGTTAATTCAATTTACTGGAGACTAATCATGAAAAAGCATGAATATCGTCAAAAGATCGGACTCGCATTTGAAGCATTTATCATACTAGGAGCAATACACCTTGTAGCTCCTGTCGTGATGTTTTCTTCTGGCTTGTCTGTGTAGTAAAATCGGGGGTAGCAATCGCTGCCCCCACCTTATTCTTTTTGGTTATATCCTTATAACAAACTATTATAAAAAAAGATTAAAAAAGTGCTTGACAATTGGTTCGCTATGGTCCATAATAGCGGTATAAATTGATAGGTACTTATATGACTAATGTTGCTTCTAAAGAAATTCTCGCTCGACTTCTCGCTAATGAGAACCTTACAGTTACCCACGAGCGTGTTCCTACAGCATCTTTTAACGTGCGTGACCGTATCCTGACCCTTCCTCAGTGGGATGATATGTCGAATGATACATATGACCACTTCGTGGGTCATGAAGTTGGGCATGCCCTTTATACTCCTGAAGACGGGTGGCATGAAAGTGCTTCTTCTAAAGGTGACACTTACCGCTCGTTCCTAAATGTAGTTGAAGACGCTCGTATCGAGAGAATGATTCAAACTCGTTATCCTGGACTTCGTCGCTCATTTATTTCATCTTATAAGCGTTTGCTTGCTGATGGGTTCTTCGGTGCCGATATCGAGCGTATTAATCAGTATGGTCTTATTGACCGATTGAATACATACTTCAAGTGTGGTTCTTTGGCTGGCGTTCGTATTGAGAAGTCAGAAATGACTTGGGTCAAGCAAATTGAAAAGCTACAAACTTGGGAAGATGTCGTTGAGTTGACTGACCGATTGTATGAATTCCTTATGGGTGAGCAGGCTGAGCGTGATCAAGAAATACAAAATATCTTATCTAACGAGCCTGAGATTCAGGAAGATGAAGATGAAGATATGGAAGACTTCGGTGACGTTGATGCCGATGACGAAGACGAAGGGGATAGTGACGGTAAAGGTAACACTAACTCTGACGAAGACGGTGACGAAACTGATGAGGAAGGTGAGGGAGCAGGTGCCCCAGACGGTGATGAAGATGAGGGTGATGATTCTGATACAACGTCGGAATCTGAAACGCAGTCTGACTCTGGCGCTGGAGAATCTGGTGACAGTATGTTATCTTCTAAAACTGATTCGTCTCTAAGAAAGCAAATCGAGAACCACTTCGGTGACCGTAGTGATATTGCCTACGCTAATGTGACCCTGAACAATAACCCTGTTGACAGTTTGATTGTTGGTTACAAAGAAATATATGATGATTACCTTTCCTTGTCTGTGCCTGAGGATTCAATAGAAGAAGAAAGGTATCAAGCTGCTGAGAATCGTCAAGGTCGCGAGAAAGGCAAAAGAATGTACAAGAAGTTCTTGGTGAATAACAAGAAGTCAATCAACTATATGGTCAAAGAGTTTGAGATGAAGAAGTCTGCTTCAGCTTACTCTCGTCAGTCGGTATCTAAGACTGGTGTTATTGATCCTCTAAAAATGAATTCTTACAAGTTTAGTGACGATATCTTCCGCAAGGTTACAACTACTCAGGATGGTCAAAGTCACGGGATGATTATGTACGTTGACTGGTCAGGTTCTATGTGTGGCGACCTGAAGAATACAGTTGAGCAGTTGCTTAATCTTGTTCACTTCTGTCGTCAAGTTAACATCCCTTTCCGTGTGTTTGCGTTTAGTGACCGTGGCGATTCTGTTGCATATATTAGTGAACATAATGCTGGTCAGGTTGCTGCTGACACTACTTTATATACCGATTCGTTTAGACTGCTCGAGTTCTTTAACAGTGACATGAAGAAAAATGATTTTGTAAGAGCTTCTGAGTGGATGCTTGCTATTGCTGAGTCAGTTTCTTACGGTTACTGGGGTCGTGGTTGGAGTGCACCTCGTTGCCTACAGCTTGGCGGTACTCCTTTGGATGATGCTATTATTGCTGCTATTAAGGTTCATGAATCCTTTCAGAAGAAATACCGTGTTGATATTGTAAACACTATTTTCTTGACTGATGGTGACAGCCACTCTGCTAATTCTATATCTAAGACTGGCGGTTATAATAGCATCTCTAGTTTGTTTGATAGTAAAGGTGATTGGAGAATTCTACATCTAAATGATCCTGTGACCAAAAAGCGTTACAGATGTGTTGGTCGTCGTGGTGAGCAAACTGCGGTTCTGTTGAAGATGTATCGTGAGCGAACTGGCTCAACTACTATCGGCTACAGGATTGTTCCTACTCAGCTTAGAAAGTTCCAGAGTGAGCTGCCCTCATCGATTACATACTATGAGTCGATTGATCTTCATGCTGAGTTGAAGAGAGAAAAGTTCGTGATCTTGCCTGCGTGTTTGGGTTACGATAAAGCCTATGCGATTGCTGGCGGCAAGAACCTTGAGACTTCTAATGGTGCGATTGAAGTTGAGGGTGGTGAGTCAAAAGCTAAAATCCGAACTGCGTTTAAGAAAGCCAATAACGCAAGGAAAGGTTCTAGGAAATTGCTGAGCGACCTGATTGAAACGGTCGCTTAGTCATTACCAAAACGAATGACGACTATAACTAAAAGTAATGATAAAATGCTTTACTTTAATGATTAATTCTAGTATAATAGCGGTATAAATTGAGAAGAGAGAGATTATTATGTCTGATGTTAATACTTTGAAAAATGCTTTGATTGAGAAGTTTGGCGCCACTGCCCTTCGACCTGCTCAGATTAAACAAGTTGCTAAGGAACTCGGGATGCCCGATGCTCCTAATGCGTTTTTTAAGAAAAACCTTAAAGTGGGATATGGTCTTTACAACTTGCCAGGATCTGCTCCTACTCTTGTTTCGGAAGCTCCTGCTGAAATTTCTGCGCCAGCTGTTGCCCTTCAACCTAATGCGTTGGTGAAAGACCTCAACGTTGTAACCGATGGGTTTACTGAGAACTTGGTTCCAGCTAAAGACCCTCTGTTTGTTCCTTTCGGAAACTTCGCTACTCTAAAGAAAGTTATTGGGTCTAGACTTTTCTACCCAACTTTCATTACTGGTCTCTCTGGTAATGGTAAGACATTCTCGGTTGAGCAAGCGTGTGCTCAGTTGAAGCGTGAAGTTATCCGAATCAACTTTACTATCGAGACTGACGAAGATGACCTGATCGGTGGTTTCCGTTTGATTGATGGCGATACTCGATTCTTTAAAGGTCCAGTTATCAAAGCAATGGAGCTGGGTGCGGTTCTGCTTCTTGACGAGATTGACTTGGGCAACCCCGCTAAGATAATGTGTCTACAGTCTATTCTTGAGGGTAAAGGGTACTTTATCAAAAAGACTGGTGAGTATATTAAGCCAGCTGCTGGGTTCACGGTTATTGCTACTGCTAACACCAAGGGTAAAGGTTCTGACGATGGTCGCTTTATCGGTACTAATGTTCTGAACGAAGCATTCCTTGAGCGTTTCCCTGTTACTGCTGAGCAGGAATATCCTACTCCCGCTGTTGAGAAACGTATCCTTAAAGCTGTGTTTGCTGACTTGGGTCTTGACGATGTTCCGTTTATTGACAAGCTGACCGACTGGGCTGACATTATCCGCAGGACTTTCTTTGACGGTGGTATTGATGATTTGATCTCGACTCGTCGACTGGTTCATATCGCCAAAGCCCATAAGATCTTCGGTGATCGAATGCAAGCTATCGACATGTGTATCAATCGTTTTGATGAGGATACCAAAACATCTTTCCGTGATCTGTATACTAAGATTGACGAGGATGCTATTACCACTGATGATACTGTGGCGGATCCGAGATTTGATAATGAAGTTGGCTTTTAAAAGTTGACTTTTTCATTGTTTGGCGTTATAATTAATAAAACATCAATTAACAGGAAACTAAGATGGATTTAGAAGTAAGTATAAAAGACCTACAGAAGCGTGGCATTTTCTTTGCTACGCCAATGTATGGCGGGAATTGTAATGGGTTCTTTACGAAATCTTGTACAGACTTAGCAACTCTCTGCGCAAAGTATGAAATCCCACTGCAGTTTTTCTATCTGTTTAATGAATCTCTGATTACTCGTGCTAGAAATTATTGCGCAGATGCGTTTCTTCGTAGCGATATGAGTCACTTGATGTTTGTTGATTCAGATATTGGGTTTAATCCTCATGATGTTTTGGCGCTCTTGGCTCAGATGGACCCAGATGCTGAGGATAAGAAAGAAATTATGTGTGGACCTTATCCTAAGAAAACTATTGCTTGGGAAAAGATTCTTCATGCTGCTAACAGCGGTCTTGGCGATGACAATCCAGCTGATCTTGAAAAATATATGGGCGATTATGTATTCAACCCAGCAGAGGGTCAGGGGGATATATTCATATCCAAGCCATGCAAGGTTCTTGAGGGTGGCACAGGGTTTATGATGATACAGAGATCAGCTTTTGCTAAGTTTGATAAAGAGTATCCTGAATACAGCTACATACCTGACCATGTCCGTACTGAGCATTTCGATGGGACACGTGAGATTATGATGTATTTCCAAGCCCTGATTGATCCAAAGAGTAAACGATACTTGTCCGAAGATTATATGTTCTGTCAATGGATGCGAGAGGCAAATGTCGATACTTGGATGTGCCCATGGATTCAGCTGACTCATACTGGTAGTTTTACATTCGGTGGCTCTTTAAAAGATATTGCTCGTCTGGGTGCTTCGGCTACAGCTGATGCTGAACAGGTTTCAAAAATGAAATACAAAGGCAAAAAGGGTAAGAAAAAGAAATGAGTGAGTATATAAATTATTGGTTAAAAGAACCACCGAGCGAATTAGATTTTGCCGAGTATGAATATGACCTTGAGTATTATGGCGAAACAGATAATGCCAAGTATGAACATCTTGAGTATCCTGATTGTGATGGACCGATAGATTATAAGTTCCGTGAAGATGAGTTGATTGAAGAGTTTGCTGAGTATATTGACCAGACGTATGGTGGCCATTATGGCCAAGGTGGTCTTCAGTCGTCGGAAGTTATTGTTGACCGAGGTCATGGTATTGGGTTTTTCCTCGGCAACGTTGACAAATATAATGGTAGGTATGGTAAGAAAGGATTTCCTTCTGATCACCGAAAGGATTTGATGAAGATTATCCACTATGGATTTCTTGCTCTTTATGAGCATGATCGTTTAAATAAAACTGATGATATTGAGGATTTTTATAATGAAGTTAAGTGAAAGCACTGTTGAAGTATTAAAAAACTTTTCAACGATAAACCCATCCCTTGTTTTTAAAGAGGGCAACTTACTACGGACTGTATCACCACAGAAGAATATCCTAGCATCTTCTGTAGTTGCTGAGTCATTCCCTTCTGACTTTGCTATCTATGAGCTGAACCAGTTCTTGGGATTGAACAGCTTATTCGATAATGGTGATATTGACTTTGGTGAGAAGTCGCTTGAGATTGCGCAAGGTTCTGCTAAGTGTAGCTATACATACACTGATCCGTCAATGGTAACAGCTCCACCTGAGAAGGATCTACAACTTCCTTCATCTGAAGTTAGTTTTGACATGAGTAGTGATACGCTGAAGAGCGTTGTAAATGCTGCTAATCAGCTTGGTCTGCCAGAGATTGCGGTTCGTGGTGATGGTAGTACAGTTTCCTTAGTCGCAACTGACAGTAAGAACCCATCGACAAATGAATACTCTGTCGAGGTCGGTCAGACTGAAGCGACTTTCAAGTTCATCTTTAAGACCGAGAACTTTAAATTCATCCCTGATGATTATTCTGTTCAGGTTTCATCAAAAGGTATCTCCCACTTCAAGGGCGATCGTGTTGAATATTGGGTTGCTACTGAAGCTGGTAGTACATACGGAGAATAATTATGAATGTTGCTGATTTAGTTAAAAGTCTACAAAGCGGTATCGTTGAGGTTACTTTTGAAAAGATCAATGGTGGGGGTACACGGATTATGCCATGTACCCTGAACACAACAACTATCGCTGAAGAAACTGGCAGTGATATTAGTGTTGCTTCTGTAGATGCTAAGTCCTCAAATATTGCAGTTTGGGGTTGTGATGTGAGGGCATGGCGCTCGTTCCGAGTTGATACTGTGACAGGATGGAAGCCTCTGCCTGAATTTGAAATGGGTGCGCATCATGAAGCGAACGTGTCCGCATAACTGGAGATAAAAATGCTTGAAGAGTTTCTATGGGTTGAGAAGTACAGACCCAAAACTGTTGCTACCACGATTCTGCCTGATGGGTTGAAGCAAACGTTCCAGACATTCGTCAATCAAAACAATGTCCCGAACTTACTCCTGACTGGTACGGCTGGTGTTGGTAAGACGACTATTGCCAAAGCCATGCTTGAAGAACTTGGCTGTGATTATATTGTAATCAATGGTTCTGACGAAGGTCGATTGATTGATACTCTGCGAACTAAGATTAAGGGATTCGCATCCTCAATGTCACTGTCTGGTGGTAGGAAGTATGTTATCTTAGATGAGGCTGATTACATGAACGCAGAAACTGTACAGCCTGCTCTCCGCAACTTCATGGAAGAATATAGTGCGAACTGCGGATTTATTATGACATGTAATTTCGCTAACAAGATAATCGAGCCTCTGCGGTCACGATGCTCGGTGGTTGAGTTCAAGATGAGCGTTGACGATAAACCCAAACTTGCGCAACAACTGTTCAAAACAGTTTGTGGTATATTGACTAGCGAGGGTGTTGAGTTTGATAAATCTACAGTTGCTGAAGTTGTCAAGAAGCATTTCCCTGATAACCGCAGGGTTCTAAACGAACTACAGAGATATGCTGCTACAGGTAAGATTGATGCTGGCATTCTGGTCAACTTCTCCGAGCTTGGGATGAAGGAACTTATGGCGTCAATGAAAGCCAAAGAGTTCACCAAAGTTCGTAAGTGGGTTGCTCAAAACTGCGATGGCGATACAACTGCTATCTTCCGCAAGATCTATGACTCTGCGAATGATTATGTCAAAGCGAACAGCGTTCCACAACTGGTAGTTACGCTTGCCGATTATCAATATAAAGCTGCATTCGCTGCAGATCCTGAGATAAATATGATGGCAATGATGACCGAGATTATGATTGACTGTGAGTGGAAATAATGAGAAGTATAATTTACGATTTTGAAACTCTAAGCCAAAATATGTTTACTGGCGCAGCAGTCAGTTTGGCTGTCTTAGACTTTGATACTAATAGGTTCACAGATGGAGAAGGATATACATACGAAGAACTTCTCGATGATGCATTAACTATTAAGTTTGATATCAAAGAACAAGTCAGTAAGTATGGTCGATCAATCCAAAAGAGTACGCTTGATTGGTGGAAAAAGCAGGGAGCTGAAGCGCAGAAGCAACTACAACCTTCCGAGGATGATGTTTCTATTTCTGAGTTATATGATTGGCTCACTACTGAATTTGAGATCCCGAAGTATAAAGCTGTTTGGACTCGAGGAAATACGTTTGACCCAATATTTCTCCGAACTATCCTTGAGTCTGCTGGCGCTTCTGACCCATTCAGTCAGTGGTGGGCGATTCGAGATACACGGTCATTTCTAGACGGTATGTTGTATGGCTCTGGTATTAAAAATACATTTATTCCTGAAGACTTACAGGAAAAGTTTATTGGGCATGACCCCAAGCATGATATCGCTATGGACGTTATGCGCATGCAATATTTGGTGAGACTATGAAGAAGAATCCTAAGATCAAAATGAAAGGTGGTGCTGAGTGGGATGCGCTGACATCTGCCAGGAAATACTACTGCTATTTGGCAAACTCAGGGGTTGCTAAAAAGATCAAGAGGGGGTATAATAAAAGATTCCGAAAGGATGGTAAAGATGAAACGAACAGGGTTGACTAAGTGGTGGCGGATATGGGCAAAGTCCCTCGGCGAAAAGGTCGGTGAGACTGACCGCCAAGCCAACGCTGTCGCTGCCATCAGAACCTTTTGGTGGATTGTTCATATTGTAACTTGCTTTTTTATTATAGCAGGCAACTCAAAAATGTTAGGACTTTGGTAATGAATCCGTTTGATTATATAAATGCTATTAATACGACCAAGAAAAACCTTATGGTCGGAACTGAGAATGATCGATTGGCTGAGAAAGGGTATGATCCATTCTTGACCAATCGAGCACTCTCGTATCACAATGACACTATCGGTGTCGCCAATGAGATGAACACTCGTCACTATCTAGATAAAAAGCTCCAGTTTCTGTTTTTACTAAATAATGTTAGACCCAAGAAGCGTTTCGCCAAATGGGTAAAGAAGCAGAAAGATAGTGACGTGGCAGTAATTAAAGAGTATTATGGATATAATGATATCAAAGCAAGGCAGACTCTCACTATTCTAACTGATGATCAATTAACGGATATAAGAAAAAGAATAGATAAGGGCGGTCGCGATGCTAAACAGCATGATAGAGGTCAATCTGAAAGATGATGATGACTTCTTAAAAATTAGGGAAACTCTTACCCGAATCGGTGTGGCTTCACACAAAAATAAAACTATTTACCAATCATGTCATATCTTGCATAAGCAAGGTCGATATTACATCGTACACTTCAAAGAACTGTTTGCTCTCGATGGAAAGCCGAGTAATTTCGGAGAGGATGACGTTTCTAGGCGAAATACTATTGTAAACCTTTTATCAGAGTGGGGATTAGTCTCTCCAGTTGATTCTGATAAAAGCAAAGATCCAGTTGCGCCATTGAATCAAATCAAGGTTCTTCCGTTTAAAGAAAAGGATGAGTGGAACCTTGAAGCTAAGTATAATATAGGAAAGAAATTTTAAATTATTGAGGAATTGAGAATGTCAAATTTTATGAAAGTGAAAGAATTTATGAATACGTTTGATCAAGATGTTAAGGCTGCGCCAGAGTATGCTGGTGATGATGTTGCCGCCTTGAGATACGAATTGATCCGTGAAGAATTACAAGAACTGTATGATGCGTTTGGCAAAAAGGATATGCCTGAAGTTGCTGACGCATTAACTGATCTGTTGTATGTTGTATATGGTGCAGGGCATTCATTTGGCATTGACCTTGACGCTTGCTTTGATCATGTTCATGCTTCCAACATGAGCAAGCTAGGTGAAGACGGCAAGCCGATTTATCGTGGCGACGGAAAGGTACTTAAAGGTCCAAATTATTGGGCGCCAGATATGAAGCAATTTGTGTAATGAAAATGCACATGGGCTTTTGGAGCCCAAACCATGAGAGCCAAGGTGTTATAGATATAAGGGTTGAGTGGGCTCGCAAGTGGATGGTCGCCATGGACCTTATTGAAAAGACTGGTCGCGGAACCAAGCGTGTAATACAAGCTGGCGGTAATGTTGGCATATTTCCTGTTGGGTTATCTCAGCATTTTGATGAAGTGGTTACGTTTGAGCCTGTCCCTGAAATATATGAATGCTTGCTCAAAAATATTGAGCCATACGAAAATATAAAACCATTCAATCATGGGTTGGGTGAAAGTAAGTATTCAGCAAAAGTTGATTGGGAACAGAAAGGCAATTCTGGTGGAACCAAGATAAAGAATTCTGAATCTGGTTCTTTGAGCGTTGTTAGGTTAGATGACTTTGAGTATGATCAAGTTGATATGCTTTGGCTTGACATTGAGGGGTTTGAACACAAGGCTCTACTGGGCGCAAAGGAATTAATACGGAAACATTCTCCAGTAATAATATTGGAAAACAAAGGATTTATTCCCGAATATCCATCAGGCGTTGATGGTTCTGATGA